TTGGGGCGGAGGGCTTCGACAGCAAAACCGGACACGGTATGGTTATCCTGCCGGAGCCGTCAGAGATCAACGTCTGGAAGTACCAGACGAAAGAGGGGGGTGAGACGATGTATAAGGACGAAAATCAGATTTCTGAATGGGCAAAGGAAAATGTTAAGTATTGTAACGAGTACGGCATTATGGAAGGGGATGCAGACGGGAAGTTCCGGCCGCAGGATTTTGTTACGCGCGAAGAGCTGGCCTGCACACTGGCGCGTATTCACAAGAGCATTCAATGAGAGGGGGGACGGGGTACAACCGCCCCACTTACCGATGGAACTTATCAAAGAATACTGGGCGCAACTTTCAGCGGTGGGGGCTGCGATACTGGGTGTGGCCAAGCTGCTGCGAAAGCGGGCAAGACGGCATAAGGCGTGGCAGGACACGATTACAGCTTCGATTTTAGCGATCCTGCATGACAGGCTTTTATTTGAATGCCTCCACTACTTAAAGGCCGAGCAGATCACAGCGGATGAAATGGACAATCTGTCACTGTTGTACAAACAGTATAATGCGCTGGGAGGGAACGGGACCATTGCAAAGCTGATGGAACGCGTTGGAACGTATGTAAAAATTATAGAGTGCGACTGCGAAAGGGGTTATGACACATGAAAATCACATCGGGAACCTTGGCGAGAACCATCATTTTGGCGCTTGCGCTGATCAATCAGGTACTTAGTATGTGCGGTATCGCTGTGCTGCCAATTGAGGACGCGCAGGTGGAAACCATTGTGACGACGCTATGGACTGTGATCGCCGCAGTAATGGCGTGGTGGAAAAACTCAAGCTTCACGTCCGCTGCGATTGCAGGTGATAAAGTAAAAAATGCAATAAAAAAAGGTGTTATAAGTGAAGATGCGGTGAATGAAATTGTTAATAAATAATCGTAGCGCGCATGCCACACGAGTGACGCATGGAGAAACAGGTACAAGACTATATAAAATCTGGTGTACTATGAAGCAGAGAACGAAAAACCCGCACACTGTAAATTACTCTTTGTATGGTGGAAAAGGGATAAATGTTTGCGAGGCTTGGTCAGAATATGAACAATTTCGTTCGTGGTCACTCGAAAATGGATATAATGACAGCCTTACATTAGACCGCATAGATGGAGATAAAGGATATACGCCTGAAAATTGCAGGTGGGTAAGCATGAAAGTGCAACAGAATAACAGATGTAATAATCACCTGCTTACATTTAATGGAGAGACTTTAACCTTATCTTTGTGGGCAGAACGGATTGGGATGAAACCCAAAACGCTTAGTAGACGCATTGTTGATAAAAAGTGGAGCATTGAACGCGCGCTTACAACACCGTTAGATGTTTCAAAACGGAACAAAAGATGTAACAAAATATAAGAACTGTGTTGTTTCCTATAGAAGCGAGAAAAGCAAAATAAAAGCCGCCCGATGGCGGCAAATTGACACAGGGCGGCGTGCGATGGTATAATATGTCGGGCGCTGTCGTTCCCAGCGGCGGGCGGTTGGCCACTCTCCTGTAAAAGGGAGGTGGTGCTTATGGGCATAAAACTCTTCCGAGTTTTGATATGTGCAATCTTATTGCTACATATTTTGACCATAAATGCAAAGTAACCGCCCTCACGACCAAATGAAGCGGTTACTTTAACTGTGTAATTGGGTCAGCCGTCTGCCGACAGCGCCTCTTTATGTTCATATTATACCACAAGCCCCGCCTGTGTCAAGGTGGGGCTTTTTGTTTTGAAATTGAGGTGAATCATTTGGGAAAAGCAAGCGGTATTTTGAGGGTTGCCGCCGCAGAGGTCGGCTATCTGGAGAAAGCGAGCAATGCGGGCCTTGACAGCAAGACCGCAAACGCAGGCTCGAATAACTGGACGAAATACGGCAAGTGGTACGGCCTGAACGGACCGGAAGCCTACTGGTGCCACATGTTTATAAGCTGGTGCGCGGCACAGTCCGGTAATGCCGGAATCATCCCGCGCACGGCAAGCTGCTACAACGGCAAGGACTGGTTCGCGGAGCGCGGGCGCTTCCACCTGCGGGCGGCTTACACGCCGAGAGCGGGCGATGTCGTATATTTCTCCACCCGCCAGTATCCGAACGGAGGCGGGCATGTAGGTATCGTGGAGAAGGTGGAAAACGGCTATGTCTACACCATCGAGGGGAATACCTCGGGCGCGTCCGGCGTGGTAGCGAACGGCGGCGGTGTGGCACGCAAATCTTACCCGCTGGGGTATCCCAGCATATACGGCTACGGCAATCCAAAATATGAACAGGAGGAACCAGATATGACCGAAGCACAAACCAGAGCAATTGCCAAAGAGGAAGCAAACAAATTGCAGCCGGAGCGGTACAGGGCAGTATCGGATATGCCGGAGTATATGCGAGCGGACATGCAGACATTGATTGACGAAAAGGTGCTGACCGGAAAGGGAGGCAGCGAAGCGGATAAGGGCCTTGACCTGACCGAGGACATGGCGCGCATGCTTATTATGATGCGAAGAATGATTGACTGAGGTGCAACATGGCAGGACGTGCAAAGGTGCCGGAAGAACTGGAACGGATGACAAAGAGCCAGCGGTTGACCGTGATAGACGAGGCTGCGCTGGGCTTCGAGAATACGGTCATAGCCCGCAGGACGCTGATAGACCACTACCCGCAGGCAGACATTGCCGCTGAAATCGGGTACGACAGGTCCGTTGTTTCGCGGCGCTCCAGGGATATCTTTGCACGCCTGATCGACGTTGCCCGAATACTGCATATGGCTTAGCCCCGTGGGAGAACCCACGGGGTTTGCTTTTGCACACAAACGCACACAAACGCAACACAAGCGCACACATCAAATCACGGTTTGTCCTACAATTAAATCATGGAGAACGGAAAAACGCTCGGTTCACGTCGCCGAGCGCCGTTTTCCAAAGAGAGGACGTGATTGGAATGGTAGCTTACGAGGAGCGCCTTGAGCGGCTTGGATATGCGCCGGAATGTGCAAGGCGCATTGTGGACGATTTTACTTCCACAGGGAAGCTCAAGGATTTAGCGGATTATATCAACTATAAAGAGAGCGAAAAACGTTCTATCAACGAACATGTAACGGAGGTGCTGGGTTGATGGCGTATCCTTATCAAACATATCTGCCCAATCAGGGAATGCAGCAGATGCCATACCAGCAGCCGATGATGCAGCAGCCCATGCCGCAGCAGCCTCCGGCACCGATTGTCCGGCCGGTAGCTTCGCTGGATGAAGCAAGAGCCGTGCAGACGGATTTCGGCGGGGCGCTGACGATCATGCCGGATATCTCGCACGGATTCGTTTATACAAAGCAGCTTAATTTCCAGACGGGCAGCGCAGATTTCGCAGCCTACCAGCGCGTGCAGGAGCAGGCGGCTCCGCAGCAGGATATTAACCTTTCGGAATATGTGAAGAGGTCTGACTTTGACGAACTCGCAAGGCGGTTTAACGCCTTGTGCGACCAGTTAGGAGGGACAACAAATGAACATGGGTCAAATGCTCATGCAGGGGCTGACGGCAAATAACCCGATGGTCGCCCAGATCATGCAGATGAAAAACAGCGGCATGACCCCGCAGCAGGCGTTGCAGCAGATGGCGCAGAGCAATCCGCAGATGCGGCAGATCATGCAGGGCGGCAATCCCCAGCAGGCGGCAATGAACATGCTGAAAGAAGCGGGTCTGGACCCGCAGCAGTTCATGCGGCAGGCAAACCAACTTTTCAAATAAGGCAGAGATACTTCTGAAAATCTGTCTCTTTTTCGGTTTACTCGGTTCCTGATAAAAAACCGCTTCCCATTGAACATCAGGGGAGCGCGCGGCCCCGATGTAAATACACGAAAAGGAGAAAATTTAATATGGATAACGATTTCGCAACCGGTTATGCACTCGGTTCGGACAGCGGTAACAATTCCGGAAACGGCATGTGGGGCGGTGATGGCTGGTGGGCCATTATCCTCTTTGCCATGATTTTCGGCTGGGGCCGCGGCGGCTTTGGCTTCGCGGCGGCGCGTCCACTGATCCTGGCCTGCAGGGCATTGCGACCCGCGCTGATGTAAACGAGGCGATTGCATTCAATGGCCTTGAGCGCGGCATTTCTGCAATCCAGCAGGGCATCTGCGATTCCGTCTATGCATTGAACAACGCGGTTACCGGCGGCTTCAACAGCACCAATGTTGCGATGCTGCAGGGCTTTAACGGTGTGGACAAGTCCCTGTGCCAGCTCGGCTACAACCTGCAGGACTGCTGCTGCCAGACCCAGAACGCGATCCAGGGCGTGCGCTATGACATGGCGACGCAGGCTTGCGACACCCGCAACACGATCCAGAACTCGACCCGTGACATCATCGACAACCAGAACGCGAACTATCGCGGCCTGATGGACTTCATGGTACAGTCCAAGATCGATTCGCTGCAGTCCGAGAATCAGGCGCTCAAGCTGGCGGCTTCGCAGGCCAACCAGAACAGCTACCTGACCGCAACGCTGGACGCGCAGACCAATGAGCTGATCCGCCGCATCAACCCGATGCCGGTACCGGCTTATCAGGTCCCCGCGCCGTATCCGTTCTGCGGCTCCGGCTATGGCTGTGGCTGCTGATTTCCGGCATTCGCCGTGATAACTTCGGGCGGCGGGCAATAGTCTGCCGCCCTTGATTTTCAGGAGGTAAAATTATGTCTTGCAAACCTGTATGTAAGCTGTGTCCCAATCTGGTGATCTCGCAGGCGGTGACGTTCACGGGCGGCAATCTGGAGATCAACCTTCCGGCCGGCAGCTATAACAACGGCGAGAAATATTGTATCGTAGTGGCGCAGGCAATCCCCGACACGGCCACGATCAATGCGCCGGTATACATCACCATCGGCACGGGTACGACGCTGTATCCGCTGACTAAGCGCAACTGTGCGCAGGTGACGGCCTGCGGCATCCGCACCCGTACGCGGTATTCGACCTGTGTTTCCACGTCTGCGACCGGCGGCTCGTTCCGGATGCTCGGCAATCCCTGCTGCGCACCCAGCAACAACCTGACCAGCATTGACGGCGGCGCGGCTCCCGCGCCCGCGACCAGAGGGGCGGTGAGCAAATGACGCGCACCGCAAAGATGATGATGCTTTCCGGCCGTGGCCGCCGCAGGATCGGCGTAGAATACGAGGATTACCCGCGCGATTATGTGGAGGACAAATTCCGCGACCGTCGCGGCCGCGAACACTACGACGACGGGCGATTTGCCCCACGCTCCGAAATGATGGAGCCTTATGACCGTGGATACCGCCGGTACTCTGACGGACGGTTTGCGCCGAGAAGCAGATATCCAGGCGGCTACATCCCACCGGTTTATCATTACCCTATGTATGAGGAGGACGATTATATGCAGCCGATTGGGTTTCGTGATGATCGGATGGATATGCACGGCGGCTCTTATGTAGGCGATGAACTGCGCGGTGGGAACGGTCGCATGATGGGCCATGCACAAATGATGCGCGGCGTTGGGAAGATGGACCGCCAGACCGCAGAGGATTGGACGCGGCGCATGAAGAATGAGGACGGGACAACCGGCGCTCATTGGACGATGGAGCAGGCAGAACAGGTCATGCGTCAGCATGGCATCCAATGCGAGCCTGCTGAGTTCTACGCCGCGCTTAACATGCTCTACTCGGATTTCTGCGAGGTATTCAAGAAGCATGGCGTAAACAAGATCGACTTCTATGCCGATATGGCAAAGGCATGGCTTGATGACAAGGATGCGGTAAGCGACAAGCTCTCTGCATATTACGAGTATATCGTGAAACATTGACTATGTTATGCTATTAAAAAGGGGGCTTCGGCCTCCTTTTTAATGTTGCACTTATTGTTGCACCAATGTCATAAAAGCCGCATAATACCTATATACAAATGCTGTATGCACGGCAGACATCTTTTATATTATTCGATTTTTCAAATACAAAAAAATAATCCCGATAAACAAGAGATTTTTCTTGAATTTCGGGATTATTCAATTATTTTGTGCCTGTTTTTGTTTCAAAGTTACGATCGCGAATAAGAATGAATTTTCCGTTTTTGACCGCAAATTTCCCTTTTATTGTTGCACCTGTTGTTGCACCTATTTTCGCGATTTTATCCGCTGCGGATGCAAGCGTGTCGTCCCTCATGTGGGTGTATATTTTTGATGTCATTAGGATGTTGCTATGCCCCATCAGATATTTGGCTACGTTGATCGGCACACCCGCCGCCTCTAAATCGGTACAATATGTATGCCGAAGATCATACATATCAATATTCACATCAGCGGCAGCTTTGAATTTATGCCATGCATATAGCATACCGGAATATGTATACCCTTCACCTCTCGGCGGCACGATAATTCGTTTGTCTATATCATCAGGGATAGACAATGAATCCCACAAGGCCGGTGGTATGGGGACGTTTCGAGCGCCAGCTTCGGTTTTCGTTTCTGCGATATCTCCACTCTTTTTTTGTGCGCGGCGTACCATAATACGTCTGTTTATCTGGTCGATATCAGACCACTTCAGCGCAACGACTTCCTGCGGTCGCAGGCCGCACATGAGGAGAATTTTCACCGCCAGACCAAATGGATGCGTTTTTGCAGTTTCGAGAATTTTGCGTCGCTCCTCTGGTGTTATAGATCGATGCGTTCCACTTTTCGTTTTTGGCTCTTTTACGTCCTCGGATGGGTCGCGCCGGATGATTTCATCCTTTACTGCTTGACGGAATATACCATGGATTATAACGAGCAACTTACTACAATAAGACTTTGACTTATCCGCGTAAGCGTTCATTATTTCCTGCAAATGGGTGGGTTTGATATTTTTCATCTTTAGCGGCCCAATCGCCGGAATGATAATGTCATTGATTCGATGCACATATTCGCTGTACACGGGCTTGGACACTGTTGTTCTCTTGTAAGTTTCCACC